AGACAGCGATGGGAGCTTGCTCACTCCTTGAGCAGCTTGAAAAGAAACCTCCCGTCTGCCGTCTGCAATCTCCACCGTCCTGCTTCCGTTCGTGCTTCGTGGTTCGCCCGCGCTTGCACCGGTTCTCCCCCATCCGTTTCTTCGGAATACCTCTCCTTCGTCAGGAAGGAGGTTTCGAAGATTTTCCCGCTTGGTTGGGACTCGGATTACAGGGCTGAGTGCCATCAGTTCTTTCCCAAAAGTTCGTCACGGGCCGACGTTTCCTTGTCTCCCGCTGATCACTTCTGGTCGGCACACTCGAGTTACCTCGAGTTTCAGTCTTGCGTTTCCGGGACCCGCCCTTTGTCAGACGCGGGCGGATGGGAGCTCCGGTACAAGGAGGTTCCCTCCACGGGAAAGCTTCGCCCTCTTGGCGTGCCCACCTTCAAGTACGACTATCTTGGCCCTCTCAACAACACGATCTACTCGTACCTGGGCAGGAAGTCTTGGCTTTTGGTGGGCCCCCCCACAGCATCGCGGGTTTCTTCTGTCTGTCAGTCCAGCTGGCAGACTTCCGTCGATCTTGTGGGGGCGACTGACAACCTTTCCCTGGTTGTCGCCGACGTCATTTTGAGCGTTCTTCTTTCCCGCTGCGCTCTCGTCCCCGGGCAGATACGCCTTGCTGCCCACGAGTCTCTTACCCCCACCGTCTGCGGTCGCCGGGTAACTCATGGTCAGATGATGGGCACCTACCTTTCCTTTCCTCTCCTGTGCGTTCAGTCCTATGTGGCCGCCCGTTGGGCCACTAGGACTAACCCGGGATCCATACTGATTAACGGTGACGATTGCCTCATCAGCGCTGATCGCCCTGTTCTCAACTCTGACTACCCCTCCTGGGCTATGATCAACGAGCTTAAGACTGGTCGCTTTCAGAACGTTGCTGAGATCAACTCCACCTGTTTTCTCAGGTCTCCTTCAGGTTGGAAAGAGGTGCGCCATCTCCGGCGTGGTGGCGGTACGGCAGACTTTGATGGCCACGTCCATCAAGCTGCCGTTTGCAGGGCCGCTGGCCCTGCCTGGGAGAAGGCCTTTGCAAAGGCCAAGATGCGCTCCCGTTGGGCTTTCCTTCCTAGCTCGTTGGGTCTTTCCCCCTCCTCTGTGGAAGTTTGGAAGTTGGAGCGTCGCTTGCGACGTACTCACTTCTTTCCTCTTCCCAAGGAGGCGGCCCCTCTTTCTCGTTACGAGCTGGTAGCCCACGCCACAGATTTCGAGCGCGTCGAGGTTCTGTTGGACCTTTGGCAGTTTGGTCGGTCTCACGCCAAACTTGACCGTAACACCAGTTTCCGCTCTTTCTTCCGGGACCGGACGGTTTTGCGCGGCCTTCAGAGGTCTAGATCTCTGTGGTCCGGTTCCGAACTTTCCTGGTCAAGGAGCGGTTGGGCTTCCTCCCCCCGTCCCGCGGGGGGTGTCCGCCTGGTGTCGAGCACATGCTCCCATAGTGTCAAACCTTTTTGCGAGGAGGTTGACGGGCTTCTCGAACTTACCTTTGGGTGAGTCTGGTGGCGTTTCGGTGTTCTCCAGTTCTGGTCATGTCTTGCGGTAACGCATGGCATTCCCATTACCTGGGCACATGGCACCATTCGACCTCGTTGTCACGTCCGTTGTGCGACGATGACGGAGCCGGGTAAGTGGACCCTTTGAACTACAACATGGTTCTCGGGCATCCCCTGCGTTCATGATGTTCGGTAGTCCTCCTGCTTTTGGCGGGAGCGAACACTTGCGCCGCAGAGGCGAGCGGGGCAACCCCTCAGGCCATGGTGGCTCTCCACTTCTCCGTTCTTTCCGGAGTCGCGCTTCGTTCTGTAGCTAGAGGCCGGATCTGTGTCCCCCAGGGAACCATAGGTCCAGTCTTCACCGAAGCGCAGTGGCCTCGCCGTAGGGCGAGCTGCGAGG